CTATATATACTATATATACTATATATATATAATATATATATAATATACTATAATTACTACTAATACTATAATTACTATATATACTATAGTACTATTATGAAATTCAACCGGGCTAAATAGGGGGGATAGATAATATTATTATATATAGTTGCAGTTTGTCAAGTATTTATTAAATTTAAATATGGAAAGAGAAAGAACAATGTTTGAAAAAGCCCTAGTAGGTGATTATGAAATAAAGGATATATTTACGAATATCGAGAGGTGTAAGGAAATATCAGATCAGTTACAGATCCTAGACATTATAGACCCCAACTCAAGAAATGTAGGTTTACTTGCAGAGCTAGTATACAGAGTAAGCAATATGCCTGAGCTTGAATTAATAGAAATAGACGAGTTTAACTTAAACAACCCCAACTAGTGGCACTCTCAAGAATCATAAAGGGGGTTACACACTATGCTTACGAAAGTGAACCAGAGTTTCGTACAGCACACCCTGATACAAAACTAGTTAGAAACTGGAAAGAAGCCAAAGAAGGGCAGTGGTGTATTGCAGATGATGGTAAAATAGTACAGATATTAAAAAAAGATATAATGAGGGGTAATAAGATAGATGAGAGTTATGTAAGAACCGTTATTGGTATGGCTATCGTTAGAGGCAGTGGTACGTTAAAAGGAGAAATAACTGATTGTATCTATCGTTTTGTAAAGAGACATAGCTATGACTCTAGATTACATGGTAAGATGACCAAACAGAAAAAGATATTCTCTAAATACATTGCAATGGGTCTAGATCCAGAGAGTGCGTATATTAAAGCCTATCCTAAAACAACAAACTCTGAGGATGCTAGGCGTAAATCAAAACTATTATTAAAGAGCAAAACAGTGAGGGAGCAAGTGGATAAAGAAATAGAAGAGTTAATGTCAGAAGTTGGTATTACCAAAAGATATTTATTGGAAAGTACCAAGGGTGTTGTAGATAAAGTAGATGCAAAGGACAATGATAAGCTTAGGGCACTAGAAACATTAATGAAGATATCCGGTATGTTGAATACAGAAAAGAAATCAGAGTCTATTGCACTGATACAAGAGTTCACTGGTTTTAGTAAAGAGAAACTAAAGGCATTTGAGCAGGGTATGTTAAGTGAAAAGAAAAAGGAATTAGTGAGTGGTGATACAAGCGGTAACAGTTAACAATACTTATTGGAATACACAGACTAGCTCTATTTGGAGCTATACAGTACCTAAAACAGTTCGTATAGGTAATAAGCGATACGACATATCATTTACACATAATAACGCTAAATAACGCAAATAATGGATAATTTTAATATTAATCCATCCCCATCTGAAATGAAAGAGCGGGATGAAGTATTAGCCAAGTCCTATAAAAGCCTTATTTACTTTGGTAGAGCTTTCTTACCAAACGACTTTCTAAAAAAGTCTGCATCCCCATCATTTCATTTTGATGTGGCAGACAAACTCATTACATCTAAACCCGGCAGCCGTAGTTGTATTATTATGCCTAGGGGGTTTGGTAAGTCTATACTATCAAAAGCAGCCATTATGCATAAACTGGTATTTGCACAAGACGATGAGCAGCACTTTATTGCATGGGTATCAGAAGAACAAAGTCAGTCTATTGACCATTTAAAGTATTTACGCAATCATTTTGAAATGAACAAGAGACTTCGTTACTACTTTGGCAATCTAGATGGAGGTGCAGCAGGAAAGCGTTGGACAGAAAAAGACATTGTAACTCCCAAGGGAGACAGATTGATAGCAAAGGGTACTTCTCAAAGACTTAGAGGTCGTGCAGAGGTAGATGTTCGTTATACTGGTATCATTTTAGATGACTTTGAATCAGAGTTAAATACGAAAACACCAGAGCGTAGAGCAGATATAAAGAAATGGATCGTATCCACAGTATATCCAGCACTAGAAGAAACACCCGGTAGAGAAGGGTGGATATGGTTAGCTGGTACGATTGTGCACTTTGACAGCTTCTTACAGACCGTATTAGATGGAAGCAACAAAGCAAAAAAAGAAGGCAGGGAGTATCCTTGGCATGTAACATTCAAAAGAGCAATAGAGGATGGAAAGTCTATCTGGAAAGATCAGTTCTCTTTAAAAAAGCTAAAAGCAAAGAAAAGAGAGTTTATTGAAGCGGGTCTGGTCAATAAGTTTGCACAGGAGTACATGAACGATGCTAGAGATATATCCAACGCTGCATTCAAAATAGACAGGATACAATACTTTGATGGTAAAGTAGAGTGCCGAAATCGTTTTAACTACCTGATAGACGGTGAAGATGCAATACCAGTCAATATTTATATGGGAGTTGACTTAGCAGCGACAGCTTCAGAGACATCTGACTTTCAAGTAATACTGGTCATGGCAATAGACTCTAGTAATAATCGTTATGTGTTAGAGTATTTTAGAGAAAGAATACCTACATTTGATGTACCACAAGAGATTATCAAACTAGCAAACAAGTATAACCCTGTAAGGAGAGTTACGATTGAAACCGTTGCTGCTCAAGAGATGGTTCGGGATATGGTAACGAGAATGTCTGCTAGTGAGAAAAGATTGATGCCCGGAATCTTTAAAGGCGTTAAACCACCCGCTAGAATAAAAAAGCAAGATAGACTTGAAACAAGTTTAGGAGTTATCGTTAATTCTAAAAAACTTTACATTAGAAGAGAAATGACTGAACTAGTAGATGAGTTCTTCGAGCATCCTAAACCTAGAAACGATGATGTAATGGATGCGTTGTATTATGCAGATTACTTTGCCAAAGCCCCTAAAAGCACAAGAACGAAGAGAGAATCTCTATTAGAAGAAGATGTGCACCCAGTAAAAAGAATAAAACAAAAAGCATATAACTGGATGACTGGATCTCGTGCATAAAACATTTGTATTTGTATTTTGTTTCTTTGTAAGCTATATTACTTAAATATACCACATGCCATATTTTTCAAAAAGATCAAAGTCTAGATTGTCTTCTTGCGATGAGCGTTTGCAAGAAGTGTTCAATGAAGTAATTAAACATGTGGATTGCTCCATTCTAGAGGGGCATAGAAGCAAAGAAAGGCAAAACAAATTATATGATGAAGGTCGTACTAAGGTCAAGTATCCTAATGGTCGTCACAACTCTAACCCTTCTAAAGCCTGTGATGTTACTCCCTACCCTGTGGATTGGGAAGACCGAGAAAGGCAGACCCTCTTTGCTGGCTTTGTTCTTGGGGTGGCTAGGGGTATGGGCTATACTTTAAGGTGGGGTGGAGACTGGGATATGGATTTTCAGGTAATGGACAACCGTTTCGACGATTTTCCCCATTTTGAGATTAGAGACTAATGGCAGGAACAACAGATACTGTCAAAGCAATGTTAACCCCCGGTGAATTTGTGATTCGCAAAGAAGCTGTGGACATGATAGGAGTACCCATTTTGGAAAAGTTAAATGATATGCCGGAAGCTGGTGGTCATTCTGAGATAGATAGACTAATTGGTATGGCTACACTAAAGAATATGACTGGCATGGGTGGTGGTGGAAACGTAGAGGCTTATGGACATGGCGGCAAGGTTCATGGTGGATTAAAACCAATTCCTAATAATAACCCCGGACTTGCTAAACTCCCTGAAAAAGTTAGAAATAAAATGGGTTACATGCAGGAAGGTGGATTAATGGGTATGATGCATGGTGGTAAAGCTAAAAAAGAAAAGAAGTACGGTTACCAAGATGGTGGGCAAGCCCTTGCTGAACCTGAAATAAGGAGAAATAATCCTAACTTAGGCGTTGATCCTTATATGAGATATGCAATTTTAGAAGGTATGCCTATGATGGATGACCCGCTATATTATAAATCAGATGCTTTGGTAGATAGATTAATTCAGGGTGGATCGGAGATGAGTGATATAATACCTTATAAAGAAAGAAAAGATTTTAAAAAGTATGTAGAAAGTGGAGAAGGAAACGCTAGGGATGAAATGTTGCTAAGAAAATTAATAAGAGCAATTCCAGTACCTTCAAGAATTAAGGGAAAAGGGCAAGCTGACCTTGCAAATATGAATTTTTTAGCTAAAAAAGGTTACGATAGAATGCGGGAAGATATCTTACAAAAAGAAGGTCAACCCATGAGGGATTTGCGAAAAGCACAAGAAGATAGAGAAGATATTTTATATAATATTTTAGATACTTCTAGTTTTTTTAATAGACAAAATGGCGGTGCGGTAGGATATCAAGAGGGTGGTGCAGTTCAAGAAGATGCTATGATGCAGCAGTACTTACAGTCTATGGAAGCACAGCAGCCTAATCCTTTCGTACCTTTCGATCAAAGACCTCCAAGCTCTGGTGAGGTGATGTCACCAATCCCAAGGGGTATGGAGCAGGGAGACTACTACAGATCTTTAAGGGGTGAGTTAGAGATGGAAAACGAAGAGTTAGTTAGGGATAAAGCACAAAACACTTTAGATAGAATTAGATTAGATTCTTTATTGAATCAAGTAGAAGAAAGTAAAATGGATTCTTTATTAAACCAAGCTCCACCTATAAATGAAATGTTAAGAAGTTTACCTGATTTTCCAACAATAGAAAACCCTCCTAGACCTACAAAAACAGAATTTTTAAAAGAGCTTTTAAGAGAAGGTGTCATTATTTAATGGATCAAGATCCAAGAGCAAAACAAAACGATGAGTTGTATCGCCAGTGGCGAGATGCTCGCTCTGATTGGGACACTGAGGCTAGAAAAGATATAGACTTTTATCTTGGTAATCACTTTACCAATGATGAATCTGATGAACTAGCACAGCGTAAT